GAGAAGCAGATCCTGTAATTGTGAGGAGACCGCTATCACTAGAGGCATCTGCACTGCCTGTAATAAGAATACCCTCAGAGGCTGTAATCGCTGTGACAGTCATAGGAACGGTTGACGTAAATGCGCCATTAAAAGTGGCTTCATCATCAAGTACTGTCGCCGAATTCAATGTTAAGGTTTGGTTATCCGCCGTTAAATATCCAGTGATTACTGCACCCTGAGAAGCTGTCAAAGCTCCAACTAAATCAATACTTCCAGTAAATATATGCTTATCATCTGTTGAGTCTCCAAAACGAGTAGACCCTTGAGTATCAACCTCTGTAACGTTTACAATATTATAATTTTTAGCTAATAAAGTACCATTAATATGCAAATTACCGGTCAGGAACATTTCATCTACTTCGTCTCCCGAACCAGTTGTAACATAAAGATTTTTACTTCCAGTCACCGTTAAATTTCCATAACGGTATTGCATGGAATGCTTACCTACATCATCACCATCTTCGTTTCGGGAAAAGCCACCGGGATATGTATCCTCACACCCAATATAAGCCCATCCTCTTCCGCTTTTAGGGTTTCCCATGAGATATGTTTCCTTTATTCATCAATTCCTGAACCGGTCAAGGGGAACATCATTGATGGGTCAATTCTTGTCAAAGAAGCATATAATTCATAAGCACCTTCAGTTGAATCTGCTGTAGAAATATAAATTTCTTTACATTTCACATCAAAAGTAAAAGAATCTTCTTTTGAATCTAATGTAATATAGTGCAGACCTTGAACTGTATTTCCTTGATCTTTGTCTGTGAAATGCACTCTAAGGGTTCCAGAAGAACCTCTGTTAATGACTGTAACAGATTTTGTAACCAACGGAAAAGTAATCTTCTCTTGACTATCTCCGGCTATTGTTGCAGAACCAGTGACGAATGGAATCCCACTGACTTGATATGATCCAACATGTCCAATACCGGCTGTATTGTATCTTCCCATATTTGATGGTGGTGGGTAATTTGCCATTTTAATTCTCCTCTAGCTTTCTTTTAGCTTTTTCTCTTTTCCATCTTTTTCGACGCTCTTGCTTCTTTTCAGATGGTTTTTTATAGGTCATTTTATCTTTGTAAGATTCTATAATTCTTAATTTCTTAACTTTTTTTATAAATCTTTTGATAAACCTTTCAGGTGTATCATTCTTTTTTGGTTTCATTTCTAAATTTACTGCCATTTTTACTTCCTTAAATCATTTTTCCCCAGTTTTTCATGCCCGGTATATTTGTAATATCCACACCGGGGTCTGTTGGTTTTGTACCTTCAAACAAGCTGTTTGGGGATGGTTGTCCTGAGCCTCCTCTAGAGGATATTGGCTCTGTTCCTTCAAAGATGTTTACATTATTATAGCTATCTTTTCCGATAGCATCTAGCATTCTTTTTTTGGCTTCGTTTATTTTCTCCTCAGCTTTGTGCTGAGTTGGTTGGGAGTATGTAGGTTGAGGTGTTGAAGCTATTACTTTATTGGTTTCCCCAACACCGCTAACAACTTCAGAAATAATTCCAGATAATACACCCTTTTCAAAGATCACCTCTTTGATACATTCTTTAATCAGAGGCTTCAATATTTTCTTAATTTCATCTCTTTTCATAATTTTACCTTACAATATCGTTGAGAATCCTGTTTAGTTTATCTGCCTTATTAAAAATGTTTGGGTTTTTGTTCTCTGCAACAACTTTCATAAAAGCATTTTGTGTAGAGGGCTCCTGAACAACATCAAAGCAAATAAGTTGGAAATCTTCTTCAACAATAGAAGCTCCCTTCTCCTCTCTTACTGATCCTAAACCCCTTGACGAAATACCAATTGTAATGTTGCTCCGAACTAAAGATTTTAAAATTTCACCAGATGGTGTATCTAAAACTTGAAGCTTTCCCATTACATCATCGCCATCAAACCAAATATCAACGACCAAGTGAGAAACATTTTTTAAATTAACCACAGAATCTTCAGGGTGATCCAATTCCCCCAAAGCTCTTCTTTCACGGCAAAGTTTTTTATAGTTTTCTATTTCCCTTTGCAAAACACGCTTTGGATACTTTCTCATGTTTTGATTAAGGGCATCAGCCCTCTGGAATACGCCACTTAAAAATACCGTGCCGTTTTCACGAACCATTTTCTTTTCGTTTTCTGTCAAGAAGTCTTGACATACACCACCATCACATAATTCGTAAAATTCTCTTAAAATAAATTTAGACATAGCTACGAACCCTTACAGCATCGACGAACGGGTTGCAACATCCATTTCCTACTCCAAACACTATTCATCGTCTTCCTCTCCATGATAGTATGGAAACCCTCCTGCACAGTCTGAGCATCCATATTCAAATTCTACTGATGGCTTCTCTGAAATTGTGTGATTTATGTTGATTCCTTCGTCGCCAAACAGTTTACACAATACATATGAAGTACCAGAACTTAAACCCCCTAAAAGCACAGCATTTAGCGGAGAATATTTATATGTAAATAGTTCCGTCCAACCATTTATACTAAATAAAATAATACCCACCCAAAAGCCCATGCACATAGGACAATGAAATAAATAATACTTTGGTCTAATTTTTTCGAAGATTTTTGAATAAACAAGAATTTGGGTGATACCGTAGCAACATAAAATAAAAATTATTAGGCTCATTAGCCCTCCTTATTTTCGTAAAGTCTAAAGTATGGAGGCTGAACAACATTCATCGATCCTTTCCTTGGACCGTGGGGAACTTCTCCAAGTTCTGTTGACTCTTCCTCTGGGGGGTCGACCAGTCTTTTTTCGAATTCGTCTCTTATTTTCTTTGCAAATGCAAAGTTTTCTCTATCCTCTTCTACAAAGATAGATATTGCAAATATTGTCAATTGAATTGGATCAACTTTATCAGGTTGTTGCGGTTGAGGTATTTCAGCCTCTAAAGAATTAAAAATGTTTCCAGACCTAATTGTCTCAAACTTGATCAGACCTTTTTTATTTAAAAATTTAAGACAAGCCAACTGAGTATCATACCCTATTTGTGATGACATCTCTTTTGGAAACAACAACACTTTCATCTTATCTGGCATCAACACAATATCTATTTCTGTATGATCTCTGATAATAATTTTCCCGTCGATTGTTCTTCGAATATCCAAACTAACATTATAGTTTTTTGATTTTTTCTTCTCAGGGGCTTTTTGCTCTTCTGGAGAATCAAATTTTATTTCAATTGACATCTGCTTTAGCCTCATAAACAAGATTTTGAATTTTCAATACTTTATCGACCACCTCTTTTGTCACATCTGAAGTCGAGAAAGATTCCAAAATAGTAATTACAGTCTTTGCCTTGCTTGTCATTTCTTCATCTGACTGAAACTCGGATATATTCAAGCATTCAGATAACTCTTCTTTTAACCTACCTATTTCTTCATTTAGGTACGTTTTTAATTCAACACCATCATCTGAGTAAGAAACAATATATTTATTTAGCAGTTCTTTCTGTTCTTTAATTAAAGAGCTTCCATATTGTTTGTTGAATTTTTTTATAAACATGTTATACGATAACTTATCCAAAGGCTTCATGCCTTCACTTATTTGCTTTTTCGACTCAGACATAGATTGCACAATCTCTTTTTCAAGCAATATTTTATTTTTTAAAGATGTCTCTTTATTAAATATCTGATTGATCGTCGCCAAAGTTTTATAATTTGGAACAAAATTACTGTATATCCCACGTCCAATATTGACATTCATTTCTTTAATTAAGTCTGATTGCGCTTTATAAACGTCTTCCTGTACTATTTCCTCTTTATATTCAGATAGTACTCTTTTCAGCAATTCTTCAGCTACCTCTTTTTCCAGTTCTTTGTTCTCAACAATGAAATTATAATATTTCATTTCTCGCCCAAGAATCGTTCTTTCATTAAAATGCTCTTTTACAATTTTGATGATAGCTTTTTTTCTATCTAAGTCTTTATGTATGATGCTCTTTGTTAATTCTCTCAAAAGAGCTTCAAATAAAAAGGCAGTATTTCTTTTTTTATTGTGGCGATTTTTCGTCTTTTTCATCGACTCTGTTCTCCAAATCTTCTAATAATGTTTTAACTTCTTGTGGTATCACTAAAACGTTATTTTCTTGTACACTATAAGTAGTTTGTTTTAGTCCTTGTATACCGGGAAAAACATTTCTTCTTGATGCACCACCCATCTCATGACTAAAATCTCCCCTCATCGCTTTTCTGTTTCCAGCTATCTCACGGTTGTCAAATTTCTCTGGGGTATAGTATTTCCCTTTCCATCCTTCTCTTGTGTAAGCATCATCTCTGTTTCCCGGCGCTGCTAAAAGAGTTTCATCTTCGGCTCCCGTATCAGCTTCTGGTTCCGGCTCTGGCTCCTCTGCAAATTCTTCTGTATCTGCGGCGGCTTCAACAGGAGCTTGTTCAGTGGCAACTTGCTCTGCCACTATATCTAATTTAGCATCTATCTCTCTATCATAAAACATTTCTCTTTGGTTTCTCAAAAGCTGTTCCTCTGACATACCAAACAAATTAGTAGCAATCCATCTTCTACTAAAGAAGCCTTCATTTGCGGAGGCTGCGACATCGAACTTGACTCGCCAATTTTCAAGCTCTTGAAGCTCTGCAATCTTTGACGGGCTGTTTAAGTGCAGTTTAAAAGAAAGTAAATCATCATCACGAAAACCAAGAGTGTAAAGATGGACAATTCCAATTTTCTCTAATTCAGAGGTTATGGATCTTTGAAGTCTTTGAATTGTTCTGGCAAATCTAATATCTTTCTGTGCTAACGTGGTCTTACCTTCTTCTCCCCCTTCAGATGAAAGATAAGCTTGAGGTATTTTCAAAGCAGAGAAAAGCTTATCTCTAAGATATTTTACATCATCAATGTCTCCGGTGTAAGTTCCACCAGCAAGAGATGAAATATCGGAGCCTTGCCCACCACGGACAGGAATAAAATAATCTTCTTCAACCGACAGTGGATTATATCGAAGGTCAACTCGACCAGTATCTTGGTCAACAACCTGATTTCTTTTCATTTGAGTTTTAACACGCTCTATATACTGCTCAACATCTTGAGGGGAAATATTTCCAACTTCAATTTTAAATACTCTTCTCTCCGGCGAGCGAACAATACGATAAGCCATCATAGCGTCTTCAATAAGAGAAAGTTGTCGCCAGATTCTTCTAGAGGCTTCTAAAACTGAACTTCCATAGGGAGCATACTTATCATTCCCTAATACTCTAAAGTGGGCGATTTGCCAGTTTTCCATTGTGATTCCACCGGCATTCCATTGATACTGAATATAATTTGGATTTGTTTTGTCTTCGCCCTCTAATCTTTCAATGTCTGATGTTGGTAGAGCAATTGCATTTGTAACCCCGTGAGTCTCATCAATATCCAAATAAAGAAAGAAATCACCGTACTTGCACATAGACCTAGACCACCCAAAGAGATTGTACTCTATATTTAAAATATCGTGATATAAACTATTCAAGATTCCATGAATTTCTTCATTTGGGCAAGTAATTCGAACCATTGGGCTCATTGGAGTCGAGGTTGTCATCTCGTCTGCATAAATATCTAACGCAGAAGCAATTTCAGGAGTGTACTCCATTTGATCAAAGTCGCCATATCTTTCCATTCTGTTTTGATTTGCAATATACTTGGTTGTAATATTGGAAAATGGATCATAACTCGATCTTTTAAATTGTCTTCCACTGGTATCTTTAAAGACATTTTGATATTTATCATACTGATACCGTCTCATTCTTCGAACATCTTGTGTGCGAATGCCGACAATC